GGTGTATCCCCGTCTCTAATATCATACTCATCATAAAGACTAAGATTAGCTTTTACCTCATCTGATAGACTTGCACGGTTAGTAATGTTAGTTACTACTTGTACCGTGGAGATATCATCTAAGGAGTAAAGAGTATAAGGAAAACTTTTAAAGTACATTAGAAGCCTTGATTGATCATTGACTTAGTAAGAACTTCCAACTCTCTAAACGTCAATGACATATTGATTTCTGTAGGTTCACCATTTCGAAAAGAAGAAAACTGCTCACCGCCATAACTTACATCCATAGATTCAAGCACGCAGGTTGTAAATTTATGAAAATAGGGGTTTCTATTATTACCGAAATAGTATGTAATATTAAATTCTGAAGGGTAAATAAAAAACAACTTACCATCAGACATTTCTGGATGCATATGAAATTTAAATGTTTCAATTATTCTAAAAACGTCAGCTGATTCATCTTTATTCTTTGGAAAAAACTTATATTTAAATGTAAAAGATCTAAAATCTACAGATTCAAAAACGGTTTCTCTGAACGGGTTTAATGCAGTACCTGAAGATATACCTAATGCAGAACTTACATCAGCTGCACCAAATGCACCAGGTAATTTAGCTAATGAGGCTCCTAATGCAACACCGGATTCACCTCCAATATTTTTTATATTATCAAACGCCCCACCACTCAAAGCACCAAGTAAGGTACCGAGTTCTTTATTAGCGTAATTCATACCGTACTTGACTGTGGGTGGACCATCTACATATAGTGCTATAGCGTCAGATATTCTATAAGTTGTATCAGGTTTTAAAAGCTCTGAGGTAGCTATACCCCCGGCTATTAAAAGCCCAGCTCCTGTTCCAATAGCGTTTCCTGCTACTGCTGCAGTTGAACCAGTTTTACCAAATGCTTTAGCAGCACCATCAAATAAAGACTTTACAGCAACCCCTCCGGCAACACCCGCAGCGCCTTCAGTTAACTTCCTAATCGATTCACTACTCATTTGTTCTCTAGTCAGACCTGCTGCATCTGGATTTCTTTTAACTTCAAATTGAGTTTTGTTTTGATTAAACTTAGATTTACCTCTAATGTTTATATTAAAAAGTATATAATGTTGTAAGTTATCTGCTGTTTGAAGATCAGAAGGGTACTGGGTTATATTGACTTTAAACTTATTTTCATCCGACCTTCTAGATGCAGACCTATTATTGTTATAATTATCATTAGGGTCTTTTGTATTATAATCTTTTTGCGCCGCATCCCGTGCGCTTTGTATTGTCGTGGCCATGAAATTCCATAAATAGTTGGATTATATTATATTTATCCCGATATGTACAAAGCAACTTACAAAGGCCGTTACAGGGTCGCCAATCCTTCTAAGTATAGAGGTGACATTCATGATGTTATCTATAGATCGTCATGGGAGTTAAAATTCATGAAGTGGTGTGATAATAATGTTTCTGTCCTTGAATGGGGATCTGAAACTATGATTATACCTTATAAGTCTCCTGTAGATAGCAAGGTACATCGTTACTTTGTAGATTTCTATATACGGGTTAAGGATAAACACGGTGCAATTACTAAGTATTTAATTGAAATTAAACCAGAAAAATTTACGAAACCACCAGCTATCCCACAACGTCAAACTAAACGATTTATTGATGAAGTTTTTCAATACGGTGTTAATCAATCTAAATGGAAAGCTGCTGACGAGTACTGCGTCGATAGAGGTATGAAATTTCTAGTTTTAACCGAAAAAGACCTTGGGTTATAACGGATAAATATAATTATGGCAACTGTTAATCCTTTCCAAGATATTAGAATGAAGGCGGGTGATGTAGATCGCTCTCTTAACTGGTATCAGGTTCAGATAAAGAACCTTAAAAACGTCAGACCTAATCAGCTGATGTCGAATACGCCTGAGTTAACTACCACCATTATGCCTGGTAACATGTATATGTTTTTCTATGATGCTAAGTTAAAAGATAAGTTACCTTACTGGGATATGTTTCCTTTGGTGTTACCTTTTAGAAAAGTACAGGGTGGGTTCTTTGGATTGAACTTACATTATATACCTTACCCTGTAAGATTTAAATTACTTGCAGCAATGCATGATTTAGCCTATGACGCCAAAGTTACAGAGAATACAAGACTCCAATTAAATTGGAGAATATTGAATGCTTCGACTAGATATGCACCTGTTAAGGCTTGTGTAAAGCATTATCTTTTTGATCAGCTTCAATCTAGATTTTTGAAGGTACATTACCCTGATTGGGTTACAGCCTCCCAACTTCCTGTTGAGAGGTTTATCGGAGCTAACAAACAAGAGGTCTGGAGAGACTCTAGAAAAAAATACTAATGGCTAAAGCTAGTTTTAATTTATCTCAGTTTATAGGTGCTGTAAGAGAAGATAGCTTCGCCAGGGTAAACCGGTTTGAAGTTTTTATTAACACACCAAGATCTCTTTTACTTTCTTCTAAAAATAAATCTAATGCAGAAGCTGTAAGTTTATATTGTGAGATGGCAAGTTTACCCCCGGTTAACATTTCTACCAAATCTTTTAAGATTTTTGGACCTACATATCAAAGACCGTTTGGTGCAGAGTATGGCGGGGAAGGTATATCGTTAACATTTCACGTTGATAGAGATATGCAAGTTAAAAAGTTTTTTGATGAATGGACTGCAAGGGTAGTAGATCCAGATTCTGGTTTAGTTGGGTATCAAGACGATTATATTTCTACAATTAGATTAAGACAATTAGATGAGCAAGATAACGTTACTTATGAGATTGAGCTTTCTGAGGCGTTTCCAAGAAGCCTTAACTTACTGGAATTAAACAACTCTGCGCAAAATCAAACTCACCGACTTAATGTTTTGTTTGCCTACCGTTATTGGAAAGATATAAGTCAGGAGTATCAAACTACCCCTAATGACATCCCTAGACAGTTACTTAACCCAAGTATACCTGTTGTAGATACAAGATTGACAGATGTACAAGCAAACGCTGCTAGAACGTCTTTTGCAAAAACCGATCCTAGAAGAGTTGATTTAGGATAATAACATTAATAATGAAAAAGGATATAAAATGGCTTTACCAAAATTAGATACCCCAACGTATGAATTGACTTTGCCTTCATCTGGCGCTAAAGTAAAATTTAGACCGTTCCTAGTAAGAGAGCACAAAGTTCTTCTGACAATGTCTGAAGCTGATAATAATGAGGTTGCTAGAATAATAAGAGAGTTGGTTGAAGTTTGTACATTTAAACAGTTTAAAGTAGATGAGCTGCCGCATTTTGATATTGAATATATCTTTATGCATTTAAGAGCTAAATCAATTAGTGAAACCGTTGAAGTGATTGTTAATTGTGAATGCGGGGAAAAAATAGATACCAGTTTTAGTATAGATGATCTTAAAGTAGTTAAACCAGATGATCATTCTAATAAAATAATGATTAATGATAGTATCGGTATTGAATTAAAATATCCAAATATCGATGAGGTGGTAGACATATTTGCCACCAAAGATAATCAAAAAGTAATTGATTTAATTATTAATAGTATTAAAGCAATTTACAATCAAGAAGATTACTGGGAAGCTAAAGATCAAACTAAAGAAGAGGTACAAGAGTTTGTTTATTCTCTTACCAAAGATCAATTTGATAAATTAGAACAGTTCTTTGTAACTTCTCCAAAGATTATTCAAACAATTGAATGTGATTGCCCTAAGTGTGGTAAACATAACGTTTCCAGACTTGAAGGATTACAGAATTTTTTCGTATAACCCTTTCCCAAGATAGTTTAGTTAATTATTTTACGCTAAACTTTTCGTTAATGCATCATCACAAATATAGTTTGACTGAGATTGAAAATATGATGCCGTGGGAGAGGGAGATTTATGTTTCGTTATTGATAGATTATATTAAACAAGAAAACGAGAAGTTGAAAATACTTAAACAAAATGCGAGGAATACATGACTAAAGTAAATAAAAAAGAAGAAAAAATAGTAGTAAAAAGCGAAGAAGATTGGATGACCAAAAAATGGCGTCCAATGATGGCTATAATGTATATGACGTGTTGCTTATTTGACTTTGTACTATTTCCTATTATGTTTACAGCCGTTCAATTCTGGGAGACAGCAATTGCAAATGACGCATTTAGACAGTGGGCACCTATCACATTGCAAGGTGGTGGACTATTTCACGTAGCCATGGGTGCTGTTCTAGGCGTTACGGCTTACGGTCGTACCCAGGAAAAAGTTGCTGGGGCATCCAATATATCCACCGGGGTTTCAACAAGCGGTTATAACAACGATACTCCAAGTTTTGGATCACCTCAGGCTCAATCATTCGGATCATCCCAGTCTTTTAA